CCGGCAAGGTGAAAGCCAAGCGGACGTTGAAGAAGGTGAAAGCCAAGCGGTCGTCGAAGAAGATTCAGTCAAAGAATGTCGGGGCAACCGAGGACAAGTAGACGATGGCGCAGACTTATCACAATTATGCGAATGTGTACGACTTCCGAAGTTATCTCAGCGGGACAGATCACGTCACGGACTGGGACACAGACGAAACGCCAATCGTCCGGGTGCTGGAGTCTGCTGCCCAACGCATCGACCAGTACGCCGGGCGGTCGTTCGGCGCACGAACAGCGACCCGTTCCTATGACTTAGGAAAAGGGGCGTTGCGTGACGATTCCCTGGCAGCAGCCAGAGATTCTATTTCCTTCCCTGATTACTGGTCGTCGAAATTATCTGGCGCAGGAATAGTTCCGCTCGACGACTGGCTTATTTCAGCGACGACAGTGACCGCCTATCACGACACTGCAAGGTCGGCGAACACGGTTTTAACCGAGGGTATTGGAAACGATTATTTATTGGAGCCGTACAACTCGTCACCCAAGACGCTCCTGAAGCTGGAAGAAGATACGACGGACAGCCTTTATTCCGGGCAGCAGACGTTGACGATTCTGGGAACCTGGGGCTGGCAGAACGACAAGGCTTCCATATCAACGATGGACGCAGTTGGCAGCACCAGCGCAACAGCGATTTCGGTGGCGTCCGGTTCAACGACATACGTTGGCGATACCGTCGTTGTCGATTCCGAGCAGATGTACGTGACGGCGGTTTCCGGGAACAACCTTACAGTCATACGTGGCGTTAACGGCACGACAGCAGCGACGCACAGCGGCGGCGTGGCTTATTCCCGGTGGAAGTACCCTGCCGATGTTGCACAGGCCTCTCTGGACGTTGCTCGCACGTACTGGCGCAGCCGGGACGCAGGGTTAACGACTGTTATTGGCTCGGGTGAAATGGCGATGAGTACCCCGGCCCAGGAGGAACGGGCAATCCTCAAACGGCTCGACCATTACAGAAACCGGCGGGAGTTGGCAGTTTATGTCTAGCGTCGGAATGACAATAGAGATGAAGGGCAAGCTGTTCGATATTGGAGCGGACAAGCGATTACGGGACGCGCTCAACAAGGGCATCTTGCGGATGGCTCTTGTAACTGAGCAGCGGGTGAAACAGCCACTGGTGAAAGGTCACGGAGTCGTGACGGGGCACTTGCGCCGTTCTATTGCTGGCGAATTGATAAAAGATTTAACGGCGCAGGTAGACGCCGGTTCGGTGCGGCAGGGTGCGAACGTAGTTTATGCAAGCTGGATTGAAGGTACGAGTACCAGGAACAAGACCACCAGTTTCAAGGGCTACCAGATGTTCCAAAATGCGTTCAAGAAATTAGAGGCAGAAGAAAAGGACAAGTATTTCGCGGAGCCGATCAGGAAGGCCCTGGTATGAGCAGGTCGGGCGCAGTAACGCAGATCAAGACAATCCTGGAGGCGAACTCGTCGCCGAATTTTCAGGTCGTCCTTATCGGGGAGCCGATGTCGATTCCGTCGGGCGACAGGGTTGCGGCGGCGTGGTTCTCAGGCGAAAGCGAAAAGACTAAAACGCTCGGGAATGTAATGGCAACGCAGTCGTGGGTCGTTCGTTGTTACTGGCGAGTCCCGCCAGGGGCAAAGGGCAGGGAAAAGTTAGAACTTGAAATATGGGATGCGTGTCGTGCTGTGCAGTCAGGATTTACCGGGGACAGCACGCTCGATAGTAACGTCACAGATTTAGATATAACTCTCGCATCGGTCGGCTGGTCGAATATAGGCGGGAATTCATTTCGGACACTTTCGTTCGATCTGGGAATAATAGACTTGGAGGCTGAGAGCATCGCTCCCTAAAGCAAATGGCAAAGAAATCAGGACTCGGGAATCAATTTTATTTCGCAGGATATGACCTGTCGGGTGATGTTGGTGCGATCAATTCAATCTCGTCCCCGCGTGGGGTCGTTGAAGTCACCTCGATCAACCAGTCGGCGCAGGACAGATTGCTGACGCACAGCGACGGACTCATCGAGTTCAACTCGTTTTTCAACGACGCAGCGAACCAGGAACACGCAGCGTTGAAAGGTCTATCGACATCTGACCAGCACGCTATGTTCCTGATGGGCGGGACGGTTGGCGATGCCGGGGCTGCCCTTATCGGCAAACAAATCAACTACGACGGCACACGAACCGCAGACGGCGGGTTGAACTTTTCGGTGTCGGTGCAAGGAAATGCAACACCTGTCGAATGGGGCGTATCACTTACGACAGGCAAGGCCACGACCGGGGCAGCGTCGTTCGCAACGGTAGACCAGTCGGCGTCCTCGTCCTCCGGGGGGCAGGGTTACGTGCAAGCGTTTTCTATCGGCTCGGGAACTGCCACCGCTAAGATCGAGGACTCGACGAATGGCAGCAGTTGGTCTGACTTAATCACGTTCACGAATATCACCGGCAGAACAGCTGAGCGGGCAACTGTCAGCGGGACGGTGAACAGGTACGTGCGATGCACCGTGACCGGCTCGATTTCCAACCTGGTTCTTGCGGTCTTATTCAGGAGAGGCGATGCATCAGACATATAGAGCATCAGCACCGCCCGCAACGCATTTCCGGGGTGCGACCTGCAAGGAAATCGACTGCCCGCATTACCTGGCTGGCTGGCAAACAATCCTGCCCGAGGCTGACCATGACAACGTGTATTGGATTCAGCAAGTATCAGGGCTGCGGTTTACGGAAAGCCGAACTGAGGGGCTTATCACTTTTACTTTCGCGCCGGGGCAGGATTGCTTCCGTCGCAACGAACATCGCATCAGCTTAGATCGACCGCAGATATTTACCGTGAACAACGGGCGCGGGTTCTCACGTCGGGAACCGGCGCAATGGGTCGATGAAATGGGCGAGCAACTTCACAAGTTGAAAGGCTAAACATGGCAAAAGAATCTGGACTCGGGATGGCACTAGCCATCGACGACAGCGGTGGTTCTGCAAGGACAATATCGAACGACGTAACGAACTTCGATTTTGCAATTCCGCGGGCTGTCCAAGATGTGACCGGACTCGATAAATCAGCGAACGAGCGACTTCTGTTGCTTGCTGATTTCTCGATCAGTGTCTCGGGCGTATTCAATGACGCCAGCAATATGTCGCACGACGTATTCAAAACCGTCAGCACCACGTCAGTCGCTAGAACTGTGACGATCACCGTTAGCGGGCAATCCCTGCCGAACGAGTGCTTCTTCACGGACTACGCGTTGAGTCGTGGTGGTGGTGGTGAATTGACGTACTCTGCGCCAGGCGTATTGACCGGCGGCACAGCCCCGACGTGGGCATAGGGGAGAGGGGAACATGGCTAAGTTCAAACTATCCAAAGCCCGTCGAGTCGCGAACATCACGTTCGAGGGAACCGACTACGACGGGTTGGAAATTCGCTGCACTCTCGACCTGCCGTTAAAGACCGTTCTGGAAATTCAACGGCTCGCCGGTGCTGACAGTGAGAAGAAAGTGATCGAGGCGAACACGATCTGGTGCGACAAAGTTTTAGAATCGTGGAACCTGGTCGATGACGAAGGGAAGTCGATACCGGCAAATAGTGAGGCTGCGCTGGCGGTCGCACCGGCTAGGCTTCTGACGGCTTTGGTAACAAAGTGGTCGGAACTGGTCTTGGAGCCGCCAGCAAATTTATCGAAGCCGCAGAGCGATACGCCCATCTTGGAATCACTGGCGAACAGCAGCCAATCGAACTGACGCAAGCGTTGATGATCGACGCGTTATGTCAGCGATATTCCTGCTTGCCGTCTGAGTTGATGGAGGAAGATGCTTCGATTCTGCGGTTATCGGCACTGGTACAGGCAGCGCAAGCGAAAGAGTAGATGGCAAACGAAATCAACATAACGATGACGGCGAAAGACCTTGCTTCAGGGAAGATCAAGGGCGTCGGAAAGTCGGCCCAAAGCACAACGGAGAAGCTGCGCGGGATGCGCGGTTCCTTCCTCGCTGTCGGAGCGGCGGGCGCGGCTCTCGTTGGGTCACTGGCATTAGTTGTTTCGTCGTTCGCCAAAACTGGCGACCTGATTCAGAAGATGTCATTGCGGACAGGCTTCACCACTGAATCACTTTCCGAACTGAAATTCGCGCTGGAGCAGTCGGGAAGCAGTATCGAAGGATTTGAGAAAAGTATTCGGCGCGTGACATCGTTCATTCAGGACGGGCGGGATGGGCTTACCGAAACCACTGACGCTCTCGATTTGCTGGGATTATCGGTTGACGACTTTAAGAACGTCGGGGTAGAAGAAGCATTTTTCATTCTCGCCAACGCGCTTGCCGGGATTGACGATACGATAACCCAGGCTGCACTTGCTCAGGATGTTTTCGGGAGGTCGGGTACAGCATTATTGCCGATGCTGTCGCAAGGTGCAGATGGCATTGCCAAACTACGTGAAGAAGCCCGAGAACTCGGCATCGTGTTCGACCAAGAAACAGCGAACAAAGCTGCCCGTCTTGTTGATGCACAGAACACCCTGACAAAATCGGTGGACGGATTGAAATTTGCGATGGCAGTGGGGTTGGCTCCGATCATCTCTGGAATTGCCGAATCGCTCGGGGTTGTTACATCAAAGATTTCCGACTTCGCCGACAAGAATCCAGCACTCACGAAAACCATTGTCATTCTTACCGGCGTGCTTGGGCTGCTGGCGATAGGAATAGCCGCATTGGGCCTTGCCATTCCCATCATGGCAGTTGCCTACGGTGGGCTGACGACAGCAGTTATCGCAGCCGCTGGAGCGAAGGCGTTATTAACGACGGCGTTATGGGGTAACGTCGCGGCGTGGATTGCGCTTCATGCAGCAACAGGCGGCATCTTTCTTGCGATTGCCGCTGGAGTTGCTGCCGTGGTCATCGGTTCGGTTTTATTGATAAAAAACTTGGACAAGGTGGTTCATGCTGTGAAGGTCGGCGCGAACTTTATTATTGGCATCCTCGAAAATCTCCTGAACTTCTGGCTTGACGTTTACATCAATCCGCTCATCAAGGGATTGAACCTGCTGGGCAAGGTACTCGGTTTTCACGTTGACGAAATCGAAGTCGAATTCGGGCGCATTGATACGACGGTTATCGACACGGCTGCGGTTGTAAAAGAAAACACCGCAAATATCGAAATGGACTTACGTTCAGTTGCGTTCGCAACGGACGACCTTGCGGCAGGGGCGGGCGATGCCTTTCAAGATATGCGGAACGATTATTCTGACCTGACCGAGGGGATTGTCGAATCTTCTGCTGTTCAAATTAAAGCTTTCGATGATGTCGCCCAGGCGCACAGCGATAGCGTTACCCGGTTTATTAAGTTCTCCCGGCTGGCGACTGCGGAGGCTGAGAGGCGGGCCAACCTTGCAGTCATAAATTTGCAGAATCAGATCAGCGAGGAAAATGACCTGCTCCGAAAAGCGAGCGACCAGAAAGGCGATATTGCGGAACAGGATTTACGTGATTCTGAAATGTTCGCTGCGGAACATGATCGGATCAGACAGGACGAAATCAATTCAAACCGGGAGAAAGCTGAAGCTATTGTTGCGGACTCCGATGCCCACTATGCCGACCTGAAAGAACAGCGGTGGGCTAATGTAGAAGATGACGTAGCAGCCCTTCAAACGAGTGTGGATGAACGTCGCGAAATTGAGGAACAGGCACTCGCAGACGAACTGGAACTGTTCCAACTGCGGCAGGACGCAGCCGATGCGCTGGCTGAACGTAACGCAGAAGCGTTCGCAGCGATCAGGATGCAGGTGTCGATGCTACCTGCCAATATCGCCGCCGCTGGCGGGATAGTACCCGGCGGGGCTGGCGTGGCTCTGATGTTCAAGGCTTCGCAGCAAAACGTGTTAAATCAACTGGATTCAGCCACCGCCCGAATGAGCGACTTGGAATTCCAGTTGTCAAAACTGACCGACCCTGCAAGTGATGTCAATCTGCGAAATACACTGTTGCAACGGTTGGCACAAGCAAGGGGCGAGGTGGGGCGGTTAGAAGGCATTACCGGAACGGCAGGGTTCAGGGGCGAACGGTTGGGGGCTTTGCTTCATACTCCCGGCGGTGGCCCACCGATGCTGCCGGGGATGGGTGACGACCTTGTTACTAAACAGGTGTTCGCCCAGCCCAATGTAATAATCACCGGCGACGTTTACGGCATGGACGAATTCAATGCCAGGGTCAACAGGGCATTTATGGCCGGGGAACAACTCGGCACGACGGGAGCGATTTAATTGCCAGGGAATACAAGCTATCCAACCAGCCTGGACACCACGACGAACCTTCCGATTGCATCGGCCCTGGTAACGGTGGAACTTGACGGTGACGGCGACGCAAACAAGGTTCACTCGAATCTTCACGGCGTTGTCTCCGAAGCCCTGGTGCAGGTAGAAACGAAGATCGGCACAGGCGCAAGCACTCCAATCGCCAGCAGAGTCCTCCGAGGCACAGGCACAGGCACTTCGGCGTGGGCGCAAGCGGTTTTAACCACTGACGTGACCGGGACGCTTCCTGTGGCGAACGGCGGGACGGGTGCAACGGCACTTACGAACCTCATTACGCTAGGCACTCACTCCACCGGGAATTACATTGCGACCCTGGCGAATGCGACCAATGGTGGAACCACGATTGCCAACAGCGGAAGCGAAACGGCAGCAGCGACCGTTGCGATAAATATGAACGATCTGTCCGCTGGCGTTATGGCAGACGGTGACAGCATTGCATTTATAGATGCTGATGATAATGCTACGAAGAAGGAAGCACTTGCCGACCTGTTAGATACGATTGCTGGAACCGTTGGAACGACAGGGTTAGACCGATCAGGGGCAACGCTGGTTGTCACCGACCTGCACCCGGTCGGGGTCGATGGTTCTGCGAATCAACTGCTGAGCGATGACGGTGACGGAACTGTTACGTCTGAGGCGAACCTGACATTCTCAGGATCGACGCTTGCACTCGCTGGCAACATGACGGTGACGAAGGATATATTCATTGACTCGACTCCCGCCGATGCCGTCTACTCAGGAATCACCGCATCGTTTACGGCAGGGGAAGCCTTAGAAGATGGCGAGGTCGTATATCTGAAAACCAGCGACTCGAAGGTATGGAAGGCCGTCGCAACGGCAACGGCAACGTCCAGGGCAATCGGCATGGTCGTCGCTGACGCTTCGGCTGACGCAGCCGTGACACTGTTATTGCAGGGGTTCCTGCGCGCCGATACGAACTTCCCGACGTGGACGGTCGGGGGCGCGCTCTACACGCCTGAAGCTGAAACGAGTGGCAAGAATGTCCCGGAGCAAACTGCGCCCGATTCCGACGGGGATTTCGTGCAGGTACTCGGCTGGGCTTCAGATGCGAATACCGTTTACTTCAATCCGAGCAACGACATCATCGAACACGCCTAATGGCAAACGCAGTCGAACAAGTGAACGCCGTTGCGATAGCCAGTATCGAGGCTATCAACGGCAAGACGGACGCCAATATCCAGGCGTTCAACGGGCTGGAGTTCACCGGCGCAGCAGCGGACGCTCATACGCTGATCTCAACGCATACTGCCTCTGCCAGTTCTAGCCTTGACATTACTTCGGGCATCGACTCGACCTACGACGTTTACGAGTTCGTGTTTACGAACATGCACCCGGCAACTAATGGAGTAGATTGGATGTTCCAAGTCAACGCAGCAAGTGGCAGCGGATTCAATGAAACCATAACCTCGACATCTTTCCTGACTTATTACTCAGAGAGTGGTGGTACTCCCGAGTTCGTATACAGAACTGCTGAAGATCAAGCGCAAGGAACGGCGTACCAGCCGCTGACCGGCTATACCGGCAACCAGAACGATGGCAGCGTGTCAGGCAAGATGACTTTATATGCGCCGTCCAGCACCACATACGTCAAACATTTTGTAGCTTCTCTCGTTGATATTTGGGACGCTGCCTCGCTTTCAACTTGGCACATTGCGGGTTACATAAATACGACGGCAGCGATTGATGAAATAAGTTTCAAGATGAGCAGCGGGAATATCGACGCAGGTGTAATCAAGATGTACGGATTGGCGAAATCATAATGGCTAAAACACTGATCTCCACACATGCAGCTTCGGCAAGTGCCACCCTAGACATCACCTCTGGGATTGACAACACGTACCCGGTTTACGAATTTATTTTCGTGAATATGCACCCGGCATCTTCAAGCGCGGGGGAGGGATGGATGTTCCAAGTCAACGCTGATGGGGAGTCAGGGTTTAATGAGACTATAACCTCGACAGCTTTTCGGGCATATCACACAGAGGATGATGGTACTGCCGACTTGGCATACGGAACTGGTCAAGATCAAGCGCAAGGAACGGGGTATCAGAGGCTGACCAACTACACCGCCAGCGCAAACGATGGCAGCGTGTCTGGGATTCTTACTCTATACGATCCTTCAAGCACTACCTACGTCAAGCATTTCATGGCTACTAGCCAAGATATGCACGGTGACCCGGCTGCGACAACATCTTGGCACGTTGCTGGTTACATAAATACTACGGCTGCGATTGATGAAATAAGTTTCAAGTTTGATTTAGACAACATCGAGGCAGGAACTATCTATATGTACGGAGTAAGTTAAATGGCAACACTGGCCCAATGGAAAACAGAACTGAAGGCGGCGAACTCCAGCCTGACAAAGATGGTTGACGGGGTATCAATAGACCTCACCACTGCGGAATACAACGCCACCATCGACCAGTGGGCGCAAGCATCTTTCGACAAAGAGGTCGAGGACGCGCTGATACTAGACGGTGGAACATCTGCCAAGTACGCCCAGTATCGTGCCGCAGCTTACCCGTCTATCGGCGACCAGCTAGACATGCAGTACCACGACTTGGTGGACAGCACGACAACGTGGGCAGATGCTATCGCAGCGGTGAAATCAGAGTATCCGAAACCAGGTTAGAAAATGGTTGTTTACGATGTAACACTGGACTACGACGTTGCGAAAGGCTGGGACGGCGTTCCG